ATCCATTCTGTCCCTTATTCAACCATCAAAAAACCATTGGAACAGAAGCATTTCAACTGGCTTCAAAGCAGAGGAATCAGCAAAGCAACAGCAGACAAGATGAAGCTGTTCTCTCAGGAAAAATTCTTCCAAAAACTCAGCAAGACCAGCGATAGCATAGGGTTCCCCTATTACAGGGACGGAGCATTCGTTGCAGCAAAATACAGATCATTCCCGGAGAAAGCGTTTACACAAGAAGAAGGTGGGGCACATGATTTCTTTGGTCTCGACAACATAGTCAAAGGCAAGCCAATCATCATTGTTGAAGGGGAGATTGATTGCCTGACATTGATTGAGGCAGGGGTTGAAAACGTTGTGTCAGTGCCTGCGGGTGCTCCCATCAAGGTATCCGATGGCAAGGTCAATGCATCTGAGGACAAGAAGTTTAGCTTTATCTGGAATGCAGTCGCCATACTAGACGCAGCCCCTTACGTTGTGTTGGCTACAGACCAAGACGCACCGGGTCAAGCCTTGGCTGAAGAGTTGGCAAGAAGGATAGGCAAAGACAAGTGCAGGCTTTCAAAGTTTGATGGTAAAGATCTCAATGAAGTTTGGCTTGGAATTATCAATGACCCGTCACGGACAGATGACCCGACACGGAATAGGTCAGAGGCAGTCCTCAAGGTCAAGGAGATTGTTGAGAAGTCTGTGGCGTATCCAATTGCAGGACTCAGTGACGCTTCAGTCTATGTAGATCGTTTAAACAACTTATTTAACAAGGGAACCGGCAAGGGGTTCAGCACCGGCTTCGATTCCGTTGATAAGATTTACACAGTGGCCCCGAGTCAGATGACTGTGGTGACAGGATACCCAAGCAGTGGCAAGAGCAACTTTGTGGATCAGATGATGGTCAACTTGGCTAAGTCAAATGATTGGAAGTTTGCGGTCTGTTCTTTTGAGAACCAGCCTGAGATTCACATCAGCAGACTGATGGAAATTTACACAAGGAAAAGATTCTTTGAAGGCACTGACCGAATGAATGACACCGAGAAAGATCGTGCATTCAAATGGGTCATTGATCATTTCATCTTCATTGACACCAACAGCGAGGAACCATCAACCATTGAATCAATCCTCAGTAGAACCAAGATTGCCATCAAAAGAATGGGTGTACGTGGGTTGGTGATTGACCCCTACAACTACATCGATTTGCAGAGAAAATCCACTGAGACCGATGCGATCAGCGACATGCTGAGTAAGGTGCAGAAGTTTGTCAAGGGCTACGACTTGCATTGCTGGTTTGTTGCTCACCCTGCAAAGATCAATCGAACCGGGGTAGATCAGCCAAGGCCAGATGGCATGAGCATCAGCGGGTCAATGTCTTGGTGGGCCAAAACAGACAATGGAATCACAGTGCATCGCAAGGATCAGGTTGTGGAGATTGCAGTGTGGAAATGCCGATACCGCTGGGTGGGAATGCAGGGAGAAACAACCCTGCTCTACAACAAGACATCTGGAACCTACAGCAGCAACAACGATCATTTCTGATGACCCGTCACGGACAATTACGGGCGGCTATCGGACAGCTATCGGACAGCTATCGGACTTCTATCGGAATAGCATCGCCCGGAAAGACGCTATTCCCCCCGGACTTGTGCAGACAGGTGTAGCTCTGTTTAAACAAAACAAAAACTCTTAACAAATTCTTAACATTAGTTCTTACATACGTTTAAACATTGCACAATGGCGTGCAACATAACTCGCAAGAGCCGGGTTTTGCGATATTTAACATAAAGAATCTTATGGCAGCGTAAAGATTCTTACGTGCGTTTAAACAGAAAGTCCACAGAGTCCAAAACCTAAGTCTTGAAGTCTATGGACTTTGCTGCTACATGCCTTTGCGGATATAGAACACCGCCGAGACCGGATGATCGAATGTTCTGATCACCGCCACTGAACCATCTTGATTTTGCTTGGTGACTATCCAGCGATCCTTTGCATAGACTAGGTATCGCTTGCGCTTGGGGGCATGACTGACCCCCACCAGAATGGCACTGTACCGGGCCAGAGCGGCCCTACAGGCGTCAGAATCGCTGGAGAGTACCTCAACCCGCCCCCAGATCACTGGAGCCGCCTACGGGCTTGCCCTTTTCAATCTCAGGATCGATCTGGACAAAATCCCTGATGCTCATCATCTGATTGAAAAGATCAGGGTCTAGCGCGTCCCCGTGCCTGATCAGCACCAAGGCAATGCAGTCCCACATCTCCGGGGCTTGTGAGATAAGCCTAGCGTTTAAACGTTGGCTCTTGATGGTCAATGTCTTGGATGCACAGTCTGCAATTCTCATCATGCCAAAGCTTGTCTGTGCCCAGACAGTCCTTTGCTTTTTGTCTGCCAACCAAGGGCTATTAAACATAATGGTACTGCTCCCGCCGAGTGAATGCCCTGATCAGAGACCGCTTGCGCTCTGGATTGTCCAACGGGATTGTGTATGCTTTCCAGAATAGATTCTGATTAGCATCAGCCTCTTCTTTGCTGCTGGCAAGCCAGATCTCAGCCAGTGTTCCGAACCGAGACACAAAAGCTTGCTGCACTAGAGTTTCAATATCGAATGGTTCTCCCATAACTATATTAATCATAGTGGTCTCCAAAATACAAAGTCCACAACAACTACCAAGATGCCCATTGTGGAAACAACAGCCCACATAATCTTATCAAACATTGGTATTCTCCGATATTGTAAATTGTGCATTCTTTTGCCACAGCGCAACGGCCCTGATACCCTGCTCTTTAGTTAGGGTCAAACGACTGTGAGAGCCTTGATTGGGCCACTGGTCAAAACAACTGCCTGAGACCAACCACCAACCTGTGCTGCGCCTCAATAAACTCAATGAAGTTACCTTGCGAGTGTATTTGTAAGACGTTGGTAATTTATTGCCGCTGACAATATAATATTTAGCACCTGTACAATGTTTCTTTGGTATTAACTTTATTAACTTTGATTCTGCATAAATTACTTCATCAATTAACTCTAAGGCACTAGACAGAGTATGTTCTAAAGCCTTACCATTAATTGTTTTTAATGCAGCATTAATAATGCTTTCATTTTTAGATACTAACTTAATAGCTTTCATAATATAATCCTTATCAACTGGCATCAAAATCAATGCCCGATAACCCTGCAAGCAGGGCTATCAGTCTTCGACTCAAAGGTATTTAGATTTAATAAACTCAATCTCATCGACTGAGGCCAGACCCCCGTGGATCAGCCTCTGCTCTTCATGGCATATTGCTTGCCATTGCTTATTCCCCTTTGACCATACGCTGTGGTCATCACTCCGGTCATAATGCAGGTCAAACCCTGCATACATGCTCTCTAATGTTTTAGTATGCTGGTCTGCGCCCATCATGCCATTGCCACCTTAATATGTTTAAACGATGCGCTGGCAAGGTCTTGCAGATTCTTGACGTTGATGCTGCTTGGGTAAACGCTGGTCATCTCGCTATCAAGCAAGATGCCTATGCCAATCACTGTGACCCCGCAACGCTCCAGCGCCGCTACATGCTTTGATGTACGCTCTCTGTCCCCATTGCCATCAGTTATCACAATCAGTATTTTGCGCTGCTCTGGACGGGCCAGCAGCTTGTCGCCAGCCAACCGGACTGCCATGTAGTCATTGGTGTTGTAGTTGGGGTTAATCTTAGCAATCAGGCCAGCCAGCTTTGCAGTTGGTGCGCCCCATCCGACTACAGGGGTAGTCGCTATAGAGAAAGCATCGACTGCCACCGCTGCCCCCGCCGCCGTTGCAGCAGCATGTAGGGCAACCACAACAGGAACAGCCGCAAACATCCTTGTTGATCCATCCTTTGGGTACTCCATCGATCCAGAACTGTCGAGCAGGATCAGCACCGCTGAATCAATCCCCTCGACCTCATCCCGCCGTTTAAACAGATTGACATTGCCTGTGCTGATCGATGGCAGCGCCCGGACATTTAATGACCCGGCTTTGCGGTGAGGAGACCAATCACTGCGCCCTGTATTTTCCAGCAGCCGCTTAATCTCATTACGTATCTTCCCGCAAGCCGCCGTTGCAGTGGGCCAGTTGTGACTGCCATAAATGTCGCCCCATGATTCGGTTGCACTGCCCCGGTCAAACTTACCGCCAGCGCCGGGGTCTCCCGCAACAGGGCAACCCGGCTCAACCTCACGTGCCAGACTGTAGGCATCCAGCACTGTCTTGCGCTCCCCCGGCTTGTCTCCCTCGCCTTTGCCTTGGCCCTGCTCTGCTCCCTCACCAGCACCATCAGCCTCACCAGCACCATCAGCCTCACCAGCACCATCAGCCTCACCAGCACCAGCACCGCTGCCTTCGCCCTCGCCTTCGCCCTCGCCTTCGCCAGTGCCCTCGCCTTGCTCTGCGCCCTGCTCTGCGCCCTCGCCTTGGCCCTCGCCAGCCTCACCAGCATCAGCAGCCTCAGCAGCCTCAGTACCCTCGCCTTGCTCTTGGCCTTCGCCCTCGCCCTGCTCTGGCTCTTGCTTTGGCTCTGGCTCTGGCAATTGCAGTTGTTCCAGTACCCACTCAGCCACTGCCAATGTGTCGGCGCTGTTTAAACAATTGTCTATGCGGTTGCTGGCCTCGGAGAAGATGCGCTCAAGACCCTGCGCCAGTGGCACGTGACGCACAGCATACCTGCGCCCACAAACTGCCAGCGCAAAGGGGTACTGCATGGGGTCTGTCCAATCCTTGACCTCTGCCAACGCCTCGGTGACCATCCCATCGATCAGTTCAGCCAGCAGCCCTTCGATGTTGCCCGTCAGCCCCTGATTGACTGCGCTGCGCTCTATCCAGATATCCTCCACTGCATTGTGCAAAGCCGCAAGATAATTGCCCTTGCCCCTCACCGAGAAGTCGGTATATTTCCGGTGCAACAATTCATGCACCACAAATCCAACGTACCGATGAAACATCGACTTGCTGATAGGTGCATCAAGTGCAACATCATGCAGCATCAGCTTACCCTTTGCGCTGATAGCAGCAGTCTGAATATCAGCAGTCCAGACAATCTCCACTGGTGCAAGACCTAGAGACTTGCAAAGCTTGTGAGCAGCAGCCTCGACTCCGGATATCAATTGATGACCTAGCATGACAATTCCCCTTCAATTATTTGGCTGTTTAAACAAGCGGCCTTGATTGCGGCCATAGCAACAGCAGACTCTGCTGGCTGCTTTGATGCAATGGTTGATGCCCATGCATCATCGACTGATAGGCCAGCCAGCGCCCGAATGAAGGCCACTATCTGGCGCAGAGAAGGGGCATCGACAATGTCCCCGGTCTCCACTTTCGCACGTGCATGGTTGATGCACTGGACTACGTGCTTTGCAAGCTTGACAGTACAGCCTGTATGCTTAACAACTGCATCGACTTCAACCGACTCAGGCAGATAGGTCATTGGCAAGACCCGTGCAAAGCGGTCTAGTAGGCTGGAATTCATAAGGCGAGTGCCAGCATACCGCCCACTGTCGTCACCATGCCCGAGAGTGTTGTCAGCACCAAGCACTAATACACCAGCAGCCCGTGACCTGACTGCCCCGCCCAGATTGACCCGTGCCCCCGGCTCTAACAGGCCATTCAAGACTGCCAAATTACCGGGGTCTGCATTAGTGGGTTCGTCAAGCAAAATGATAGCGCCGGGGTTGGAATAGGCCATCAGGAAGTCGCCCTCGACAAATTCTGTAGCCCCGTTGACCAGACCAAGTGCGCCGACAAAGTCCTCCAGTGCAGTATGCTTTGTAAAATTTATGCGAGTGAAGGGTCTGCTTGTACGGGCTGCAAACTGCTTTGCCGCCTCGCTTTTCCCGGTTCCTTTCGGGCCTCCCATCCATAAATTCTCACCAGTTTTTTGGGACAGTATCAGGTGCGCCAGCAGGGTCTCGCTCCAGATGTAGCATTGGTCTACAGCAGGGGCAGCAGCGTTGTCCCACAGGTCAACCATGACCGGGTTGCCCTTACGATCCAGCAGGTCAATGCCAAAGATGTTTAAACAACTGTCTTGACGCACTGGCCCCGCAACCGCTGACAGTACCCGCTCAACTGCCACTGCATCAGCAACAGCAAGGGCTGCATTGATAGGTTCAATCGCTGCCTTAACCGCTGCCTTGACCGCCGCCGCCACTGCCACTGGATCAACAGCAGCACCACTGCCCTTGAGGGCCAATGCCTCGGCCCTTGCAGCCACTGCCCCCGCTGCCTGTGCCGCTGCCTCGGCATCATCACTGCAATTGACTGCACCTGTAACCCTTGCATCCAATGTTGTAATTTCATGGGCATTATTTTTTATTCGAAGTTCAAGTTTTTTAATCTCAAAATCAATAACAGAATTTACTCTGCTCTCCAGTATTGCAAAGTCATCCTTGCTTGGCCCTGCACCGCCAGCAGTCCTCACCTGTGCAGCAGTCCAGCCCAGACCAGCCAGCGACTGTGCGAGGCCAGCCTTGCTGGCCCCCTTGACGGGCAGGCCAGCTTTGATGCAAGCCGCTTCAATATCGGTAGTCTTGCAAAGCACAATCTCTTGAGCAGCACTCATTTTGTGGCCTCTAGTTTCATATCGATAAGGTGTGGGGAATGCGGCACATTGGCGGGGCATTTGGGTAGTCCCAATGTGGCCCATTTTTGGGTCAGTCTCACTGTATAGCCACAGGCTGGACAGACTGCCTTCAGCATTCGGGTAGTCTGCACAGGCTTTGACCCCACAACAATCGCAACATGGGGATAAGTGCCTAGGTCTTCGATCACTGAGTCCCAACGTGCGTCAATAAACCCGCCGTGCTCATCAAGACCCATATTGACAGTGCCAACTTTCGATGCAGCGCACAACTGCGCCAGCAGCACCGCAAACACTGCCCCTGAGTCTGCAAGAGTGGGGGAGATCAATATCTCAAATACCCCGTCAGCACTGGCCTTGTCGCTCCAGCACTCGCCCAGAGTCTGCTTTGAGGGAGACCAAGTGGAGGGAAACCCACAGGTGATGCGAATCTTGGGTAGCGGTGTACCTGCTAACTCAAATGCAGGTGCAGCTTCCCCCGCCGCCGCCGTCAGCCAGTCTTCCCGGTTCATTTTGCACCTGCCTTGACTGCCAAGCAGTCAGAGTAGGAACCGGTGAAAATGATGCGGTAGCCATTACGCTCCCGGTCTCCCTTACAGACAATCATGTTGCCATGACTGTCACGTTGTGCCGTATAAACCATTTTGCAGCCCTTTCTAATCAAGTCAAAATCGACTCAAATCGGATTTGAGCAGAGTACTAGCACTCTGTCAACACCAACGATATTGTCCGACTAAAACTGAGGGGTATTAAGCATCAACTGGTTTCTATGGGGACTAATAGAATGCGCGATGCGCCTGTGCGCGCACGTAGCAACCTCCATGCCATGGGGCCAAAAGCTTGTCGCATAGGTGACTTTGGAGGGTGTGGTATAGAAACAACAAACCGCTCAGGATCGATTTAAACAGAGGGGGTAAGGGCAGGGTAGCCAAAATGCTTTTGCGTGCAGCCTGAGCCGTTCTGATGCGTTCTAGAGGCATGTATGGATACACAGTTTTGTGGATAACTCAGCCATTTTTGACGTTTTTTGTGGGGATAACTTGGTCTCCAGATGTGGACAACTAAACCTGTGGATAACATCCTGTGGACAACTAAAATGGGGCTAGAATGCGAACAGATGCAAAATCTAAGCTACTGACTGATAAGTCATTATGATCATTGGCAGCAATAACTGGAGTCGAATGAATGAATGAAATTGAAGGCACAGAGCACACAATCGAAGACGATTCCGATACCGACACTGACATTTTGTCTGATGCTGAACATGCTGCCTTTGATGCAGATGCACCAAAGCGGCGATATGGCACTGTACGTGTAAAGCTTTTGACCGCCGCTCAAACAAAATTCATGGACGGGATTGTGAGTGGTCTCTCTCAGCGTCAGGCATACCGGGAGGCATACCCTAATGACACCAGCAATGATGCTTGTGTCAGTGCCAATGCAGCAAAATTGATCAAGCATCCAGTGGTCAAACAACGTCTGGAAGATGCATGGAGTGAGACGCTGGAAAATCTGGCAGACGATTCAAATGCGACGAAACGCTTCGTGCTGAGAAGTCTCTTGGCGCTGTGCAAACAAGGCCAGACCGAGGCGACAAAACTCAAGGCACTAGACCTCATGGGCCGCTCAATTGGCCTCTGGAAAGACTCGCAGATGATCATTACACCAGCACCAAATGCTGCTCAACTGAAGCGTGATCTTGCCGGGCACTTGAAGCTGTTTAAACAAAAGGTGTAGGGCTTGTGGCGCAGGCCATGTAGCGTAAGTCAGTACTCACTTTGGGTGTAAACGACCCCACCGGGTGGGCACACCCCCTTTTTGACCCGCATGACCCCGCTCCCGTATACGCTGTAATCCACTCAAACATTTTTATCAAAACCTAATCCACTCAAACATTTCCATAGGTTTACCCCCCCCATGTCTTTTCCCTCCTGACCCCCCCCGGTATACATAAAAAAAAATAATGTAGAATGCGAACGTTCGCATTTTGCTAACAGTATTTTTAGTTATGAGAGTTGTTGTGAAGAAGCTTCCAAAGAAATGTCAGCTTGTGTATGAGTTTTTACAAGCCTACTCTAGGATGCATGGTATGCCACCGAGTTATGAGATTGTGGCAAAGAGCTTGGGGTTGTCGGCTAAGTCAAACATTCACAGGATTGTTCATAGGTTAAAAGATGAAGGCTTGATCACGGTAAAGGCATACAAATTTCATTCGGTGAAGTTGATTGATAGGTCAGTTGAAGAGATCAAAAACATGTAAAAATATATATGCAGAATGGCTTATATATGGGCCGATAGTAAAATTTTAAATAACTATATAGATCAACAACTTACGTTAAAATTTTGGAAATAACTTAACATAATATGCATTTTTATGCCATTTTTAGCCAAAAAGCTGTCAAGTTTTTTTTTCAAGAAAACAACACATTTTATGACTACAGGTAGTGTTTCAATAACTACAGGTAGTGATTTTAGGAAATTAAGCGGTTTTCCAAAGAAATGTCCAAAAACATGATGTACATTAACTGTATTGGATGTTTCGGTTACCCGAACCATCCCACAATGTTTTGCAACACAACACCGTCCGTGTTAGCAAAACATAAGACACAGCAACATCTGTGTTTAACTCCGAATACCCATGTGATTGCTATAGAGGGATCAGTGCCTTCTGTGAAGGGATCAGTGCCTGCTCAGTGGTTATCAGTGCTTGCTAAGTGGGGGTCAAAGATTTCAGGAGTCATCTGCAGTGGGTTGATAAGCGGTGTTTGGATGTTAAGGCTTTGCGCTCTAGGAATGGCTTTGCTGGCGCAAAGCCCTGCACGGGGTGTAAAAAAATGACCTTGTTGACAAGACAAGAAATCAATGACTACATGTCAGTGGTTGAGAAGGTTCCCATTGCAGAACAAAAGAAGATAGCTTCTCTTCTTGAGATGGATAGAGTTGAGAGGTGCAAGGATTCTTTCTTGTTCTTTGTAGGTCAGATGTGGCCTGTGTTTATTTCAGGTAAGCATCATCAGATCATGGCAGATGCTTTTGAGAGAGTTGCAGATGGTTCTCTCAAGAGGTTGATCATCAACATGGCTCCAAGGCATACCAAGTCTGAGTTTGCCTCTTATCTTTTACCGTCTTGGTTTTTAGGTAAGTTCCCAGAGAAGAAGATTATTCAGACCGCTCACACCGCAGAACTTGCTGTTGGGTTTGGTAGGAAGGTGAGGAACCTTGTTTCTTCAGAGGTTTTCTCCAAGGTTTTTGATACCAAGTTGTCATCAGATTCAAAAGCTGCTGGTAGGTGGAACACTAACAAGGGCGGGGATTATTTTGCTATCGGGGTTGGTGGTGCTGTGGCAGGTAAGGGTGCTGATTTGTTGATCATTGATGATCCTCATTCAGAACAGGAAGCAAAGCAGGGCAACCCTGCTGTGTATGACAATGTTTATGAGTGGTACACATCCGGGCCAAGGCAAAGGCTTCAACCGGGCGGGGCTATCATCATTGTGATGTGCATGACCGGAAATACTAATGTTCTTATGGCTAACACAACGCAGAAGAAGCTGCGCGACATTCGCCCCGGAAACTTAGTTGCCACTTATGAATATGGGCGCATCACAACAGCAAAGATAAACAATTGGAAGTCAAATGGTGTTGATTCCATATATACAGTACAAACACAATCTGGTATAATTCTCCGTGCAAATGATAGACATCCGTTTCTTGTGGAATGTCAAGGAGAACGTAAATGGGTGAGATTAGCAGACTTAATTCCGGGAATGCAACTTGTATCTGTGAGGGATGTAAACGCCCTGCAAGATCAAAAACAAACCCCGGAATGTGTGCAGCCTGCCAAGCAAGCGCCAGCTACCACAGAAAAAACCCAGAGGCTTTATTTAAACCAATTGGAAGTCACGGGAAGTGGAAAGACAAGTTATGTGAATGCGGAAATCCAATCTCCGCAAAAGGACTGTGTAGAGCTTGCTACCAGAAGCAATATGTTCCACCACCATCCACTGCGGAGCAACGTAGAGGACGGCGCATCAAGCATCGTTACGGGCTTACAGCAGAACAGTATTCGCGCATGGTTGATGAACGCTTCAACAGGTGTGATGTCTGTGGCGAAGAGCCTTCTTCGGAAAATACAAGGGCGCACTGGAACGGAAAGCTATGCATCGACCATGACCATGCCACTGGCGTTGTCAGGGGCTTGCTGTGCAATGACTGCAACCTTGCAGTTGGGTACGGGAAAACACCAGATAAACTCAGAAAGGCATCTGAGTACCTACAGCGTCACTCTTGACACAATAATTTCCATCTTACCCTCTGGCAAGGAGGAGGTTTTTGACATCGAAGTTGATCGCACTGAAAATTTTATTGCCAATGGTGTTGTTAGCCATAACACTCGGTGGTCAAAGAAAGATTTGACCGGGCAGATTATCAAAAATGCAGAAAAGAGTGGGGTTGATGATTGGGAGGTTATTGAGTTTCCTGCCATCATGCCTTCTGGAACTCCCATATGGCCTGCGTTTTGGTCAAAGAAGGAACTGGAAGCCATCAAGGCTGAGATCCCTGTATCTAAGTGGGAAGCTCAGTATCAGCAGAATCCCACATCAGAAGAAGGGGCTATTATCAAGAGGAACATGTGGAGCATCTGGGAGAAGGAAGAACCTCCTGAGTGTGACTATGTGATTCAGTCTTGGGATACAGCTTTTGAAAAATCAAACAGAGCAGATTACAGTGCATGTACAACATGGGGTGTGTTTTACAAGTTGGATAAAGATGGAAAGCAATCACCCAATATCATTTGCCTAGATGCGTTTAAACGCAGGCTAGAGTTCCCTGAACTTAAAGAAAAAGCTTTAGAGCTTTGGAAGCAATGGAACCCTGATTCTTTGATCATTGAGAAAAAAGCTGCTGGTGCTCCTTTGATTTACGAATTGCGGAAAATTGGTATTCCGCTTTCTGAGTACACACCGGGTAAAGGGCATGACAAGATTGCTCGTGTAAACTCTATTTCAGATCTATTTGCTTCAGGGATTGTCTGGTGTCCAGAAACAAGGTGGGCAGATGAGTTGATGGATGAAATGGCATCTTTTCCAAATGGTGATAATGATGACCTTGTAGATTCAACTAGTCAGGCGTTGATCAGGTTTAGGCAAGGTGGTTTTATTTCAATTGATTCTGATGAAAAAGATGAATATGAATTTAGGCGCAAAGTGGAATTTTATTGAAAGAACATATGGCAACCAACATTGATAAAGCGTTGTATCAAGCCCCTATGGGCTTGGGTGACATGGGTGAGGAAGCAATTGAGATAGAGATTGTTGACCCGGAGTCAGTGAAGATTGGTATAGGGGGCATAGAGATTGAGATTGATCCAGATGCAATGAGTGAAGAAGATTTCTCTGCAAACCTTGCAGATGAAATGACTGAAGGAGCCATGCAGACCCTGAGTTCTGACCTGACCTCAGAAATTGACAATGACAAGGCAGGACGCAAGGATTGGGAGAAAGCCTACACAGAAGGGTTAAAGCTGTTGGGCCTACAGTATGAAGAGCGAACTGAGCCGTGGAACGGTGCTTGCGGGGTGTTTCATCCCATGATCACAGAGGCCGTTGTTCGCTTCCAAAGCGAAACAATCACCGAAACCTTCCCGGCTGCTGGCCCGGTAAAGACCAAAATCATTGGTAAAGAGACTAAGGAGAAGAAGGAGTCGGCAGTCAGGGTTCGGGAAGACATGAACTATCAACTGACTGAGAAGATGGTTGAGTTCCGGGCAGAGCATGAGCGGATGCTGTGGAGCCTACCGGCTACAGGCTCGGCATTCAAGAAGGTCTATTACGACCCAAGCCTTGGCAGGCAGGTTTCAGTGTTTATACCAGCAGAAGACATCCTGTTGCCCTATGGGGCATCAGACATTCAGTCTTGCTATCGCGTCACCCATGTGATGCACAAGACCAAGAATGAGATATTAAAGCTGCAAGCCGCTGGGTTTTACCGGGAATGTGACATCGGTGATCCGACCAAAGAAACCACCGACATTGAGAAGGCCAAGGACAAAGAGACCGGGTTCAGTGATTTAAACGATGACCGGTTTACCTTGTATGAAATTCATGCAGACCTTGATTTAAAGGGGTTTGAGGACACCGACAAAGACGGCGAAGAGACCGGGATCATGCTGCCCTATGTAGTCACCTTGATAAAAGGTACGGGCGAAGTTTTGGCAATCCGCCGCAACTGGGAAGAAGATGACGACCTCCGACTTAAACGACAACACTTCGTTCACTACCAATACATCCCGGGTTTTGGGGCTTACGGCTTCGGCCTTTTCCACCTCATCGGTGGGTTTGCGAAGTCGGCTACCAGCATTATGCGACAGCTTGTGGACGCAGGAACATTGTCCAACTTGCCGGGTGGTCTCAAGACCAGAGGACTCCGAATCAAGGGAGATGACACCCCCATTGCCCCCGGTGAATTTAGAGATGTAGATATTGGCTCTGGGGTGATGCGGGACAACATAATGATGTTGCCCTACAAGGAACCAAGCCAAGTTCTCTACACCCTGCTGGGGAATATTGTTGAGGAAGGCCGTAGATTTGCCGCCACCGCAGATTTAAAGATCAGCGACATGTCGGGGCAGTCGCCGGTCGGAACCACACTGGCATTGCTGGAGCGCCAACTCAAGGTAATGACCGCAGTGCAGGCTAGGGTTCATGCGGCGTTTAAACAAGAACTGAAGCTGCTAGCCCGGATCATTGCCGACTACACCGACCCTGACTATTCATACGAGCCAGAGGTGGGTGAGCGGAAAGCCAAGAAGGAAGACTACGACGATGTGGATGTCATTCCGGTCAGCGACCCCAATGCGGCCACCATGAGCCAGCGGGTTGTCCAGTACCAAGCTGTGATTCAGATGGCGCAGATGGCCCCTGATATTTATGACTTGCCGCAGTTGCACCGAGGTATGCTGGAGGTCTTGGGAATTAAGAATGCAGAGAAATTGGTTCCCCTGCCAGACGATCAGAAACCAACAGACCCGGTGACTGAGAACATGATGATCATTAAGGGAGAGCCTGTTAAGGCGTTCTCCTATCAGGATCAGAAATCGCACATTGGCGTCCATATGGCAATGATGCAAGACCCTTCAGTTACTCAACTGATTGGTCAAAATCCCAAGGCTCCGCTTATTCAATCAGCCATGATGGCTCATATTGCAGAGCATGTTGGGTTCCAGTATCGACAGCAGATTGAGCAGCAGCTAGGGATGCCGTTGCCTCCGCAAGATGAAAAGCTGCCACCTGAAGTTGAGACGGCGCTGTCTGGGATGATGGCCCAAGCTGCTCAACAGGTCTTGCAACAAAATCAAGCACAGGCAGCGCAACAGCAAGCACAACAGAATCAACAAGACCCATTGATTCAAATGCAGCAAATGGAGCTTCAGATTAAACAGCAGGAGTTGCAGCTTAAAGCCCAAGACTCCCAGATGAAGAACCAGATTGCTATGCAGCAGCTACAAGCTAAAAATCAACAAATGGCTCAACAGGCCGCTATGCAGGAGAAAAAGCTGCTGGTGGACGCCACAACACAGTCAGACAAACTAAAACTGGAACAGCAGAAAGCCCAGTTGCAGAGCCAGCTTGCCGGGTTGAAAGTTGGGGCGCAGATACAGGACAGTAAAGCAAAACTGGCAGCGCAGCAACAAGAGGCTGGAGTCAGAATAGGTATTGATGTTGCCAAGAGTAAGGCGCAAGCCACACAACAACCGAAAGAATCAAAATGATCCAAGATTTTGTGCGGGTACTGCGCGAAAAGATTCGTATCGACATGAACAACTACGCCGATGACTTGGCTGGAGGTGGCTGTCGCAATTTTGAAGAGTACCAAAAACTCTGCGGGACTATTCAGGGTCTAGCTATCGCAGAGCGTTATTTAATTGACCTTGCTGCAAAAGTAGAAAGAGCCGATGAGTAATCTAATTCTTCCACCCGGCATTAGTTTGCCAAAAACTATCCGACCTAAGGAAAACCCTAGTGAAGATGCGTCTCAAGAAGAGAAAGCCACACAGTTACCCGACCCCACAGGTTGGAAATTGTTGTGTGTTGTGCCTGATGTAGAGAAGACCTT